TTTTTACGTCAACATTTTCTTTTGATTCCCCACCACCACCAGAGGGGTTATCATCTCCATTACCATTCTGTAATTCAGCCGCTTCTTTTACTCTCTTTGCCCTGTCATCTTCTTCAGCCTTAATCCGTTCCAATTCCAATGCAGTATTAGGGGTATGCTTACTATTTTCAATAATCGTCTGCTTAGAGATAGCACCCATATTACGCTGCCATAGCATTTCTTTCATAGCGGATTCTGTATCTACTGGTCTGTTCACATTAAAACTGCAATCCAGAGTGTCAAACAACTCATCCTTTATAGGGGTTCCTTGCAATGCCAATAACTTTCTCATATATTCCCATCTGACTGCAAATCCTTCTTTTAATGCAAACATATTCTGTCTTGCTACATTGTCAGTAGAGTTAAACAGCATGGAGAGAGAAACCTCTGATACGTTCGCCACGTTACTTTGGCCGAGCACTGAAGCCGGGACACAGGCAATACCATAGAACTGCATAAGGAGTGAATCAAGTTCCTGTTTGATATTTGCATGATCCATTGTGACCGTAGCATACTTAAAATCGCCCTCCGCTAACTGTACACACGCGCCTACCATATTGCTATCAATCATTTCATCTACCGTTGATATCCCTGTCAATACTCCCATAGGGTTCAATGATAACGTAGTCACTGCATCATCAAGTTTTGATAACAGGTTCTCTACTTGATCGATTATGGGGATAAGATCATTAATAAAAGGTTCCCCGAACTGTGTATATGCAGACGGAACCATGGATTTATAATGGATGGGCAAGCCTGTAAGATTCTTATGCGTATCAATCAATTTATTGTCAACATATGATTCTACTGTATCAGGATAATAAATGGTGTGGTATTCTGCACCACTGTCTTTATCTCTCCAATATTCAATGAACGCATAATAATTCCCTTTATCATCATAACAGGGGTAACATTCATCATTGATAAATACTTTTGATTTAATCTTGTTATCCTGTAGATATATGTATTCCCACGCATTACCGTACTTTAAAAGCTGTGTGGTAATCTCATAATCCTGTTTGGTGAACTGCCCTTTACGGTATACACGTTCTATAAGTTCAACTAATTCCTTATCGCCTGTAAAGGAAATGGGGTTCCCGACTGTATAACTGGTGTGGAAATTTATAATAGTTTTTACAGTCTGTAAAATGATTTTGGCAGTCTGAAATTCTTTATCTTTAAAATTGAAATTTGGTCTTTGCAACACTTTATGTTCCCGTAGCAAATAACTGTCAATATCCGATACCATATTGATTCTCTGTATATGTTCTGTTTTACGGATTTCATCCTGATACCATGTTAAATCTGATCTGTTCTGCATTGCTTTATATTCCTTTCGTCTGTCTCTATGAAATAATCTTGAAAAGGGGTTCTTCATTATACTCTCCTTCCATACCAAACGCACCGTACAAGCCTTATCCCGTCTGGAAGGGGTTTATGCTTATCAATCGCCTGTACAGCTTTATTTGTCAGAAATTCTTTATCGTCATGGGGTAAAAGTTCATTGTCATACTCAAAGAAGTATTCTTTTACTGCATTACCGATATGAAAAGTGGAGCCGCCATTATTGACGTACTCCACCATTCCAGACATGATTATGTTTCTATATTCTTCATACTGCATCTTCTTCTGATTCCTTCTCCACATAGTTATTTTGCCAAATTGCTATATTGTTCCCTCACAATCCTTCTGAACTTCCCACGAGTAAAATCGCAAGATTCCTAGTCAATAGTATCAACATACTAAGTAATACTAGGCTATTCCCGTAGTTCCTACGGTTCTTATATATTATCTATGCACTTAATAATCTAAGCCCTTCATTCAAAATATTGATAGCAGCGTTTATATCCCTATCTAATTCACTTCCACATTTAGGGCATATCCATTCCCTGATATTTTCTTGCTTCTTACCATCCCTGTTGCCACATATATGACATATCTGTGAAGATGGATAATATCTGCCAATTACCGATACCTTTTTCCCATACCATTGAGATTTATAAGTTAATTGCCTACGGAATTCTGACCACGAAACATCACCAACATGCTTATTTCTAGTTTTGCTATCCGTTTCCTTCATAGATTTAACATCTAAATCCTCAATGCAAATTACATCATAATTCCTGACAATATCCGTAGTCAGTTTATGTAAGAAGTCATTTCTCTGGTTAGATATATGCTTTTGTAACTTTGCAACTTTTATCCTTGCTTTATTCCAGTTTGAACCACCAATTGTTTTTCTTGATAATTCTCTTTGGAGTCTGGCAAGTTTCCTTTCTGATTTTTCATAAAATCTAGGATTCTCAATTTTTGTTCCATCAGAAAATATTGCAAAGTCACATATTCCTAAATCTATTCCAATATTTTGATTGGTTTTTTGATATTGTGGCATCTCTACATCAGTACAACACAAAGAACAGTAGTAATGTCCATTTGGTTCTTGTGATATAGTAGCATTAAGTATTCTACCTTGTAGAGTTTGTTTATCTCTTATTTTGACAAGTCCAAGTTTTGGTAATTTAATAAATCTATCTTCAAATCTTATATTATTATTACTATAACTAGTTCTATAAGATTGGTGTCTGTCTTTTTTAGATTTAAACTTCGGAAATCCAGTATGTTCCTTAAAAAACTTCTGATAAGCCACATCTAAATCTTTTAAAGATTTCTGCAACGAATCTTTATCTGGTTCTTTCAACCAATCGTTTTCTTTTTTTAATTGAGTAAGTAACTTAGATGTATCATAATAACTCAATGATTTTCCATTATTTTTATACTCATTGATTTTCAAATCTAAAAAATAGTTATAAACAAATCTGGAACATCCAAAAGTTTTTTGTATTAGTTCTTTTTGCTTTTTACTTGGATAAATCCGATACTTAAATGCTTTTTCCACAATATCACCTCATTTCCTAATTACTAATTCTCCATTTAGGGATGAGGAATATTGATTTTTTATTGTTTTAGATAATGACACCTATATAAAGATGTTATTTTTACTTAATTCATTTATCCTTTCTTTAATGGTCTGCCATAATGTACACGGTTGATCATAGCGACAATCGCAAGTGCCATAGCCATAACACAATCGTCATGCCCTGATATGGCGCACATCTTACCGTCTACCGACTGGAATAATTTCATTTCTTTTAACAGTTCCTTTGAATTGACACACATACCGCCTGTTTCAAATAATTCAACGAAACTGTTTATCATTTTGGGCTTACTGCTCTGTGAGGTTTCCCATCCCCACTTCCTGACCGTCTTACCCTTTGCATCAAAAGATTTATAACGCATCATGTTCACATATTTGTAAGTGTCCCTTATCTTCTCAATAATGGTGATTCCTGCGCTTGCACGTTCAATACATAGGAGCGCATTATTATAGTACAATGCCATTTCATGTAAGATTTCAGAGAAGATGTACGGCTTTATGCGGTTAGTCCTAAATTCCGCGCATTGGAACCCGTCCGAATCCAATACTTCAATCACGGAATAATCGTGATCTCCTGCCAAGCCCTCCGCGCCATCACAACCGAAATAGTAACGTTCTCCACTAACTGGATATTTCCAGATTTTCAAATACTGTTTATTCTGTTTTAATATAGGGGATATGTTTTTAGGAATCTGTAAGACCTTTGCATACTTATCAATATTGATAAGCCTTTCATGAATACATTTGACATCAAAGATATTAGCACCATCAGAATTAAGAAATGCTTCTGTAGGGGTAGATGGAAATTCCTGCATGAAACCATCTTCACCCGAATTTTTAATCTTTACCCTACGCCACATAAGCATCTGTAAAGATGTTCCTTTTTCATATAACCACTGCTCTTTTTCGTCCAGTTCTTCCACTGTCAGATATTTACCGTTCCTGGCTTTATACATTTCCGAAAATTCTTTATACTCACTGGAAAACATCCGGCGATCCCGATACCACGGGAAGAAGAATGGGGTATAATTGTTTTCTTTCGACACTGCGCCTTGCCATAAATCATGAAACTTATTTAATCCTTTCGCCGTAGATTCCAGAATCATAGAACTTCCCGGCGCTAAAGCCTGTTCTATTGCTATAAGCTGTGTTTCAAGATTTTCATTCATAAGACCTACTTCTGACAAATGTGCAAACGCCAGTGTAGAACCTCTTACCTTATCCTTAGTCCCACAAGTAGCGACAATAATTTTAGAATTATTATCAAAAGCCAACGCCGATCTATTGTTGGCGGTTTCTGTCAATTTAACATAATCAGGTAAATAATCATAAATTGTTCTTAATTTATCGAAAATTTCCAACGCACTGTCTCTTGAATATGACATCATAAAGCACGTTGTATTTGGTCTTGTCAGTGTCAAATATAAAGAATAGCACATAGCAACCGTTGAAATTCCAAGCTGTCTGCTTTTCAGTACGATATTATATTTCTGTTTATGCTTCATCAGCCATTTTTGTTCTGGTGTTAATTTGAATTTTACCACCCTACTTGTTTTATCTGGCACAGAAACAAATGTTTCCATCCACAAGATAGGGTCTTTTGCGATTATTTCCAGCTTTTCTTTGTCTGTAATACTCTCACCTTCCTTCTAACCGAAAATAAAAATACCTAATGAAAATAAATCTCATCAGGCTAAAAAAATCATTTGAACATTGTGCCGAATCAGGCACTAAGTTATTTTTATTCTTCAAAAGAAAAATCATCTTCCTCTTCATCATCACTATTCAGATTTACATTGTGGAGAACTTTCAACAGTTCTGCTTCTTTTGTATCGGATAAATATTTATCCCCAAATTCCAATACCGCTTTAAATGCCTGTACATCACCCGTAGCCGCCTTTTTACAAAATTCATCGTACAAGTCAAACATCTTTTGCGCGTGTTGTCGGCTTCTTAGCCACTTGACCGCCTTTTGTACATTCTCTTCCATGAGATAATTCTCACAGATACGCTGATCCGGCTTGATACACTCATATGCCGCTGTCAAATCCTCAAAAGATTTAATCGGGTTCTCCAACGTATTCTTAGGTAACAAATCCGGCGCATACTTCCACAATATGTAATAAACTTTGCCGTCTGTCTTTACCATATCCTTTAATGACATAAGAACACTTTTTTCCTGTGAAGTGCCACGCCTGCCATAATCATTTAATTCACTATTTGATTTATCTGCTTTCGGTTTTCTTCCCATCAATTTCACCTCTTCCTACATCCTTACTGAAAATCCTTTGCCTTTCAGATATTCTAATGCTAATCTTAAAAGTTCCCCGTTTTCTATCGTTTCACGCATGGTATCATCCCATACATGGGGGGTATTGTTTCCCCGGATCGTACCGCCATGTGTCCCTTGGTTTGCCCACGTTGCAACTTCTTCACCAGTAGCTTCATAGTAATTATCCATAGAATCAGTGTCGATATATACAGACGCAACTACTTTATTGCCTACTACCTTCGCTTCTGTCTTTATAGCCGAATGAAGGAAGTCATATAATCTGCGGTAGTAGACTGGATTATAACTGTTATAGTACTCTTGCAGAAAATAATTCAAAGTTTCATACACCCTCTCTGCCATTTTGTCTACCATGCCTTTCATTACCGGCTGTAATGCTTTGTTAAGTTCTTTCATGTTTTTTACGTGTACTGCCAT